GGTGAATGCCCGACGCTGCGTCCACCAATTGCGACACCGTGCCAGAGGGCTTCACGCACGTGATGGCGGCGCTCTCCGGGATGCCCAGGCGTGCGGCCCATTCCTTATTCACGGCGCGGGCATGCTCGCGCAGTGTGGTCAGCATGTAGTCCAGGGCCGGCGCTTCGGTGCACAGCGAGAAGTTGTCGTAGATACCCGTCAGGGACACACCCAACAAACGCTCTTGCTCGGTGTTGCGCTGCCAGATTTTTCGTAGATACGGAAAATGCGTGAACGTGGACTGGATGGTGCCCAGGATCGTCGCATCCTCAACCTTGCGCAGCAGGGTTTCGAGCGTGTCGTCGTGCCGCACCACAACCTCGGTCAGGTTGCAGAACTGGTACGGGCGCAGAATGATTTCGCTGCACGGGTTGGTACCGAACTCGTGATTCGGATCCCGGTGCCCATACTTGGCGACCATCTTCTTGGCAGCTTCACGGTTGAAGATGCCGCGCTCGCCTGAGTGCGAGTTGTACAGTGACAGCCATTCCTCCATGAACTTGCCCACGGTCGGGGTCTGTGTGTACACGGCGCTGTTGTTCGCCAGGGCGCGGTGCGGGGCAGTCTCCCACCAGGGGCCGGCCTTGGCGTGACGGATGCGCTCGTCGTCCAGGTCTGACAGCGAAATCATGGCCGAGCGACGCACGCCACCGACCACCACAACCTCGCCAATCTTGCACATCAGGTCGTGGCACTCCAGGGAATTCAGCTTGCGACCCTGGGCGGCCTTGAAGGTGCGCACCGTGAACTCGAACAGATCCACCAGGGGCTCGGGACCACTGGCGCGGCCGCCAAAGGTCTTCAGGCGCGATCCGGCGGGCCGCACGCGGCTCACGTCCCACTTCGGGATTTCGCCGGCGTACAGGTTCGCAATCAGCAGGCGCAGGGCCTTGGCCCATCCCTCTTTGCTGTCGTGCACAGCGATCGTGTGGTGGCTCGGGAACAGTTGCTCCGGCACCTCGGGCAGCTTGTTGACGTTGTGGAACTCCACCGAGAAACCAACCCCGGTGCCGCACAGCAGAATGAACATGGCCTCGTCGAATGACTTGGGGTCATCGACCGGCAGATAGGAGCAGTTGTAGATGCACGTGTTGTCACGGTCGGCGCTCTTGCCGGCCGTCATTACCGCACGCATGGACGGCATGATTTCCAGGTTTTCGATGGCCTCTCGAACACGGGTTTTCAGTTCCACGTTCTGAGCGATGGCGGGTGTGCGGTCGAATACGTACTGCACGTAGCGGTTGACGGTCTCTGCCCATGTCTCCCGTCGCCCCAGGTCGTCGATGTAGCGCGCGTAACGGCTTGAAGCGATATAGGTTTGGTAATTGTCCATGCGATTGTTGTGGTTAAGGTACTGACGAAAAGGCCGGCCTTGGGTTTCCCCAGGCCGGCCACCATTCCGCCTGCCTCTTACGAAGCCTTGGCGGTCTTTTTACGTTTGGCGCGCAGAGTAGCAAAAATATCGTCTACGTCCGCTTCACGCACCATCCGCTCGGGCAGCGTCTTCACCATGTTTCGGAAGGTCACTGCGCGATTCACTGCTTCCTGAACTGCGTTCAAGAACTCATTCTCTTCGTTCGAGTCCCACTCCGACAGCCAGATCGACGCCTTGTCGTTGCCGTCGTAGATAGTCACGCCGATCGAATAATCGTCACTGCTGCGGGCCTTCGCCTGGAGCGTGACAAAACGACCGGACACAGAGAACAGCTTGGAAAAGCTGTCCTTGTGTTCCTTGGGGCCCGCGGGCTTCTTCTTGGTAGCCACAGCGACCCCCTTAAATTGCAAAGTCCTGTGCGGCGCTCGTGCCACCACCCAGACGCTCACCGTCTTCCAACTTCTGCACGTTGTTCAAACCGCAGCCGACGCCCTTAGAGCCGCTGCTGTTGTACGCAAAGAAGCTGACCGACGCACGGCCGTAGCAACCGGAGTAGAACTCCGCCGGATCCAGGATCGCGTTCAGGTCCTGGTCCACCACACCCGGCTTCTGTGCCGAGTTGGCGTTGATGAAGTACGAATTGGCGTACGCGGGATCGTCGCGCTCTTCGTCTCCATCGCGCAGGCCGCCCTTCAGGCCCTTGGGGATAGTGCCGCCCCAAACGTCTTTGTTCTCCTGCTTGGCCTGCTCGATCGCGTCGTTGATCTTCTTGATCGTCTCGGTATCGCTCTTCGGGATGATGAGAGACACAGAGTACTTCGCGGTACCGCCGCCCTTGGGCTCTTGTGCTTGGAACACGTGAGCGTAGGAGAAACGAACCTTACCGGTGACAACCTTTACTGACTTTGCCATTCTTGGCTCCTAAGTGACAATGATTCGGGTCGGATAGAACGGGCCGACCGCTTTCCCGTTTTCGAGATTGTAGGTGCTTTACGATCGCGTTGCAAGCCACAAGCCTGCGTTGCCGATCGAGTAGCCCACGAACGACAACCCCAGGCCGATTTGGCCCTTGATCATCAGGTCCGCGGCCACTACCAAGTACACAAAACCAATGATGGCGATCAGCGTAGAACTCATTTGAAATCCTCCTTCGCTGATTCCTTGGCCTTCACTAGCTTGGGCTCCCCTGGGGGCTGCACAATCAAGTCGCGCAGCATACCAGAAACAACACCCTTCTTGGCAAGTTTTTCCAGTTGGGCAACCGACTTCAGGCCTGTTGGCGGGCAAATGTCCTCTTCCTTAAAGCCGTTCTCGATGAGCACTTGCCGCGCCAGGGCCTCGTCCGTGATGCGTCGGTGGGGCTTGGTGCTGCCCAGTATGTAGCCCGCAGGCAACACACCGTCTTCGATTGCCCGATCGGTAAAGAACCGCTCCACATCGTTCACCCAAGCGTTCAATTGACCCGCTCGGGAAAACACAAGGTCCAGTTCCGCGTCGCTCAGTAGCGCCGGCTCACGGAATTCGAGCTTGGCTACCTCGTTGACAAAATCCGAGCGGGCGCGGCATGTCGGCTTGGCGCGGCAGAACTGGCAGTGATCACCTGGAATGAAGTCGCCGGTGCCGGCCCAGGCGCGCTTGGCCTTGGTCTTGACAAACGAATTCGCCCAGTCGAGTAGCTTGTTTACTGATGTAGAGTCGGAAGAAATGTTTTCGATTCGGGGTTGGTGGATGGTGTACTCCACGTCCCTAATGTCTGGAAATTCTTCACGGAATTTACTGTATGCTCCCAACGCGTAGAGGCGGAGTTGCGAGTTGTCTTTAGCATCGACGAAGACACCCCGTCCGAATTTAAGGTCGATAACACGGATCCTTCCTGGCGAAAGGATAATGACATCCGCAGTGCCAAAACCGTCAGGTACCCAGTCGCTGAAATCCACGCGCTGTTCAAAGAGCGGGCGGTCTCCTTCGCCAACTTGGCTGCGGACATAGATAACGTAGTCGTCAACATATCGCTCGAATTCCTCGTTGTAGTACGGGGTTGCCTTGATGATCTCATATTCCCGCTCGTACTCATCGGCCGAAATCTGGCCGTAATGGAACCTCAGCTTTGCCTCCGCCAGGGAGTGCGCCATGGTGCCCTCCTTGCTGAAGTCAAACGCATCGGATCGACGTTTGGGCTCGGGAAGGGCCTGCTCCAGGCGGGCGGACGGTGTGCACGTTAGCCACCGCTTGGATGCGGACGCAGAAAGAATCGCATGTGCTGTCATAGAGTTCCAGGTTCATCGGAGTGATCGGTAACTCTACATATACAAAAAAGCGGCCTCGATGGGCCGCTTTTGGGAGGGCGTTTTGTGCTTTTATTCGGTCTTCGCGTCTCGGAGTTTTTTGATCAGGTCGTTGACGGCGCCACTGAAATCCATGACCACCTCGACCTTACCCTCGACCTTCTGCTCGCGGGTTTCCTTGTAATCCTTGGGGAACTGACCGCGCAGGGCAATCTCTGCGATGCGCGAATTGAATGCCTTGTTGCCGACGTTAGCCAGAAGCTCGCGCTCCCAATATGCTTGTGAGTGAGTGATCGCTTCGTCCAGGGCCGCGGCGTATTCGGGGTGCTTTTCCTTCCATTGCTCGGACACGTTATGCGTGATGCCGATTGCACTGAACATCATTTTCTGGGATGCGCCAGTCTTGCCCATTGCGACTAATACGTCGCACATTTCAGGCTTGAAGAGATATTTTTTAGGGGGTGCCATACAGTGACGCTAAGGTGGCGCGCCCGAGAAAGGGCGCTTGGTTGGGTCCAAATGGGGTCGTCCCATATCTCAACCAATGCAAGAAAAGGGGCGTTTCCGCCCCTTTCCTAATCCTCTGGATCAGTGATGATCTTCTTCGGTTGCTTCACCTCGTCCCGGGCCTTGGCCCTCTGTTTGGCCTCCGCCAGGGCCTCGTTGATGACGATCCGGGTGATGGCGCCGGCCAACTCCTGGCGCTTTAGCTCCACGTTTTCCTTGTTGCTAAAGCCCCCACGGACCATAAGTTGTTGGAGTAGTTTGCTCATATCTTTTTCTCCCCTGCCAGGGCCTCGAAGATGCGCCACATTTGCTGCATTCGCAATTCGTGAAGTGTCTTGATGCCCAGGATTGCGTTGGACATTTCGTCCTCGGTCATGGCAATCGTCGCATCAAGGTACTGTTCAAAAAGCGCGTCCAGGTCTTCGCTTGTGCCCCAGACGCGCATGATCGCTTGTTCAAGATCGAATCGGGTTTTCATTTCTTGCCTTTCTTGGTTGGGGGCTCGTGGGTGTCATCACGGATTTCTGAAAACACTTCTTGGAACCTATCGTTTGCGTTTTCGAGGCCGCTGCGGAGCAGGGATTCGATGCGGTGCAGTGCGGACTGCAATTCATCGTGCGTCATTTCCTGCGCACTGGTTGCGACAGCGTACAGGATTGGCGCCAACCCGTCCAGGTCGATCAGGGCTGTTTCCAGGTTGATCAAGGTTGAATAGTATTTCATCATTTCACCAGTCGGTTAAGTTGCCAGTTCAATTCATCAAATTTGCCGAAGTTGTAAATCTCCACGTCGAACTTCTCCGGCACCATTTCACTCGGGTGGTCAGCACCCGTGGCGTGGAACTCTTCGCCGCGCGAAATATGGCAGACGACTCCGCCAAGATTTTGCACAGCCTGCACCTCGTTATCGAATCGGCAGTCGTCGCAGACCACCGACACGCCTTGAGACAGCAGGGTCTGGACCTTGTACGTCCAGGCGCGGACCCATAGGTCTGGGACGATAAGGTTGCGCCCCCACTCGGTGCCAAGGGTTTGCATCGCATGTCGCGGCGTGTGGCCGCCAAGAAGCTCGCAGGGCCGTTCCTTGAGGTTGCCTTCCAGGTGCTCGTGCGTGAGTCCCAGGCTCTTCAGCATGTCCTTCAGCGTGCCGGCGAACTTGGCCTGCTTGAAGTTGTACATGCTTTGTAGGTACATGGCTGCGGTACTCTTGCCGCTGCCGGCGCGGCCGGTGAATGCAATCAGTTGAGTCATACACCCATTTCCTTTTTGATCAGCGTTATCGCGCGCTTTAGGTGATAGCGCCAGTACTTTTCTGTGACCTCCAGGTCGGCGGCAGTATATCCCATGATATAGGCCTCCAACACTTCGCGCTGTTTCTCGGGCATCTTCTTTTCGATGATGCGTCGAATGTCGATCAGGTCGTCACTTGTCCAACCCGAAAGGTCGGACGAATTCATTAGCCCCTCCAGGTCCTCCTGCTCCATCAGGTCCGGCTCTTCGTCGGACAGGCGCGTTACGGACGCGTTCTTCTTGTGTACGGTACTCATAGCTTTAGTGATTCCATTAGTGCGTCTTGGGAATCGATCTTGCCCTCCAGGGCTCGAACGACTTGCTCGTCGATGCTCTGCTCCATGACCAGATGGTGCAGCATGACCGGCTTGGTTTGACCCTGCCGGTACACACGTGCGTTGGCCTGAATGTAGTTCTCCGCGCTCCAGGGCAAGTCGTACCAAACGACGTGTGCCATGTTCCCTGCGTTGCACTGGAGATTCAAGCCAATCCCCCCGGACTGCGGGTGAGCGATCAGCATCTTAATCTCCCCGCGATTCCACCTCAGTATGTTTGCCTCGTTCAATTCCGCGGCGTACGGAAACGCTTCCATAAGCCGCTTTTTTGCACTCTTGAAGTGATAGAAAACCATAGTTGGTGCCGGGTTTTCTTCCACGATTGATTCCAGTAATTCAACCTTTGCTGAATGTAGCTCAGTCGTGTTACCGTCTTCATCGTAGATTGCACCTGACGTAAACTGGAGCAGCTTTCCTGCCATAGCTGCCGCAGTCGCAGCAGTGATTTTTTGACCATCAATTTCACTGACCATTTCCTTTCGCATCTGGTCGTAGTATTTTCGTATGGCCGGATCCATACACATCTTGTGGTAGACGTTCGTAAGCCGCGGCAACTTCAAATAGTCTTCGGCTCGGAGGCTGAAACAAATGTCGGCGATTTTCTTCTGGATGACCTTCGCCATTCCCGGTTTGACACCCCACTTGTATACTACGTTGGTGTGCCAGTTCTTTTCGATCGGCTCCATGTACAACATGCGAAACTTGGTTAGCGACTTCTCCAATCGCTGTCCCTCGTCCAGGATCGCCACCTGAGACCACAGGTCGCCCAGGCCCTGCGGGGAGGGCGTTCCCGTAGCGATAATCCGCCGGCTGAACTTGCGGAACACTTTCTTGAGTGCCTTGAACCGCTGCGTAGACGGGTCTTTGAATCTGCTGCTCTCGTCCAAAACGAGGTAGTTGAAGAAACCATCTTTCCAGGCTGATTCGACAAGCCACGCCACGTTCTCTAAATTGATCACGTAAATGTCCGCATCGGCTTGCAAGGCTTGCATACGCTGCGCGGGCGTGCCCAATACCCGGGAAACCCGAAGATGCTTTAGGTGCTCCCATTTTGCGGATTCTTGCAACCATACATTCTCCGCAACCTTTTTCGGAGCAATTACTAGGGTCCGCCCCGACGCAGAGCGGGCCAAGATCGTTAGTACGGTTACGGTTTTTCCCAATCCAGGCTCTAGGAGTAAACCAATATGTGGCAAGGTTGCCGCCTTTGCTATCAGGTCCTGCTGATAGCTGTGCAGCATTGTTTCCGAGAGCATAGAGAACTTCCTTCCGTTTCGCGTGCAACCAGTCTGCCACCTTGTAAATCTCG